GAAGCCGCTAATTTTATTTGCTCAATAGAGGTGTTTGCTCTCCATGGCACTGGGCCAATAGCAACTCCATTCATGTATTCATCCGCTACAAATCTTTCCCCGCTGCCGTAATAACCTGAGCCGCCTATTGTCAAATAATCTTGCGGCAATTTGGCAATCCAACAACTTTGCACTACCCTATCCGCAGCCCCAGTTCTGCTCACAGTGCCCACCCATCTGGCATATCCATACTGACTTATGTCCGGCTCTGCGGGTTCTGTAATTCCAATAATAGATGGCTCGCCAAAACCATCAGGACTGCCAGGGTCGGGGCATGTAGCTTCTGCAATTATGTAATGGTCTATATCATCGTTTGTAATAATTAACGACCCGCCTGCTTCCCATCCACTGGTGCCAAGTGTTTCGCATTTTATTGTTACGCGATTTGGTGTTGTTCTTGCTTCGTCTATATTTGCAACTGATGCTTTGCTTACTCGATACCAGCAAACTTTGCCGCCTGGGCATGGCGGCACTGCATTTGCAGTTTCACCTTCAACTGGCGGGTCGCTGACGCCTGTAACGCCTGGGTTTGGCCCGCTTGGGTATTCGGGTTCGGGCTCGTCTAGTGGGTCTTCTGGGTTATCAACTGGGTCTGTCGGCCCGGCATCTGGTTCATTGCCAAGTTCAGCGGGGTCAGTTTCAACTGGCGGGTCATTTATAGGCGATATAGTTTCGCCAACATCAGGTAAAGGCGTGTTATCAACAGCGCGGCCTGCAATATCACAAGTAAAATCAGTGCGGCCTGTTGGTACGGTGTAGCCATTACCTACCGCAGCATTAACTGCTAAGCCGACCAAGCTGCGGTTTTGGCTATCAACTGGGAAATGGATTAAATCTAAACTGATAACACCACTGATGGCTCTTGCAATACGTTCTACTTCATAGAAATGATTATGGTAACTGACTGTACCTACATTGGTTTCACGCCTTAATCTAACGCGTACAACATCGCCCACAATTAGCGTGGCATTAAACGAGCTAGGCGCAACACGTATCCTAAGCGTATGCGTTACATAGTAACGACTAGCGACACGGTAAGTTCCAACCTTAACTGCATGGTCTTCAGTAGCACAAAACTGGCTTAGGTCGTATTGTTCTAATGGGCCATTATCGGCCAATCCTGTCATCCGTATTTCAGCGGAGCGGATAATCCCAATATCGCTATCTGGTTGCTGCCGCCATAAAACTAGGGCCGTAATAGCTTTGCGATTTTCAAGCGAAATATAATCAATTTCAAAACTTTCAATTATTACGTGGTCTTCTGTAAAAGTAAATACTGGCTCAATTGCTGTTGTTTTGATTGTGCCATTAGCATTGGTTTGTAATCTTGGCCTCAAACCTTTTTTACCGTTTTTGTCGCTTACGCGCAATAAGAAATCTGAACTAATAGATTGCAACCAATCCTCAAGATTAGTTGATTCCTTAAATTCTCCATTATAGAATAAACCAATTGCATTGCAAAATAATGCTGCATCTTCCATCATTGTCAAGTCAATCATTGAGCTTGGGAATCGGCTGCTTTGTGTTATCAGATACAACGCCAAGTCAATTACATTATTGCTAGGCCCTAAAGTATCATCTAAAATTCTTGTTACATTTATTCCATTACGAACAAAGCAATGCACTTGCCTATCCCATAATTCACTTTCGTCATCATGAGTATTAATAAAACTAAGCGTTGTCATATTGTCGTATGTGCCTTGAGTGCCGCAATACAATGGGCAATTCCAAAATTTCTTAGTTGCTACAGCAACAATAAAATTACCAGGGTCCCAAGTTTCAGCGCGGCGGTCGTATGTCTGCGCCCATGTCCCAACACGGCAAGCACGCTGGAAAACATCTTTAATCGGCAATTGGTCCATATCGCCTTCACTAAGTACTAGGTGTATTTTGGTGGTCAGCACGTTAGTTGTTGAATTATTTTCATATCTGCCTTCAGTAGCGGCTGGGCTTACTAATACACCGCCATTGCTTGATACACGCCGACAAAACACAATGGGGATTGGCTCACCAATTACTGCTGCCTTTTGCCTGCTGTCTAGTGGTGACTGCCCCTTAGCTGCTCCTTCCTCGGTAACGGTAGTAACCAATCCGCTTTGGTATGGCAGCAGCGCCAATGGGTCTCTAATTTGAATACTCATAACCTTACCGGCGCCCCAATAAGTAAAGTAGTAAATTTACGCGGCGGCACCTGAGCACCTATCGGGCTAAGCGCTGAGCTTAAATTAATTGATAGCTCCGTGAAATTACCTGAAATTTTCGACACTTCGCCAACATAAGTTGCAATCAATGACTGGGTAGATATTGGTGCCGATTGAGATAATCGTGTATCGAACTCATACATTTTAATCTCACATAATCTATTGTTATTCAAAGCAGCTTTAAAGACGCTGATTGCTGTAGTAGTAGCTGGCACTGTGATTGTAACATCTGAACCTGCTGGGCTGCCAGCCATCATCCCATCGGCATTAAATGGATTATAAGACCAAGATGCAGAATCTAAAGTAATAGTTTGATTAATGTAATATGCTTGCCATCTTACATACGTCTGGCTGTTATCGTAAATTCTTAGATATTGGCTTTGGCCGCGATTGCTCATGCGCCTACTCCTTGATAACTGCGTCCGCCGAATGTACGGTTATTAAGCAGTAAAGAATCTGTTAGCATTGTAAGTGCTTTTTCCATATCAGCAATTGTTACATATTGTTGATTGTTTTGTTGCAGCACTGGACCAGTTTGTATTTGTATCGTAGGCGAAGATGACCTACTGCTACCTTGACTTTGGATGGCTGCATTGCCACGAATGCCACCAAGGTAGTTAGCGCTTGCACGCGCCATCTTAGATTCAGGAATTATATACTCGCGCTCACCGCCTTCCCCCACCATCGCAAGGGTAGGGCTGTCCACGACGCCGCCTTGAGCGAATTTAGGGAATTGTGGTGGTTGCAAATAAGGGATTTGCGGCTGGCGTGTTATGTTCCCGAGCTTATTAGCGTGTGCGATTATTGCATTGATAGGTGCTATCATAAATGATATAGCTTTAACAATTCCACTTAATATATTATTCACAATACCTTTCACTATATCCATAGCCGCTTTAAATGGAGCGACAATAGCCTCTTTGAGAGATTGGAAAGCGTTACCAATATTTTTTATCATGCCGGTTATTGTGTCTTGCACTGGCTTAATAAATTTTTCACTTATAAAAGTTGTAACTGCTGTAAATACTTTTTTAGCTGGCTCAACAAAATTTGTATTAATGTATTTGTATGCCGTAGTTGCAAAATTTGATATTCCGGTTTGCACTGGCTTGATGAAATTCTCCGCTATATAAGTTGTAACAGTAGAGAATAATTCTTTAAGTGGTTCTATGAAATTTGTGTTTATAAATGCAAACGTTACAGTGAATGAGTTTTTAAGCGGCTCTATGAAATTCTCGCTTAGAAATGTACTTATGGCAGCGAATGCTGCTTTAAAAGGTATAATAAAAGCTAAATCAAAAGCTGCATACAAAAGCCTGCCTAGCGTTACAAATGCTTCGTTCATTGGTTTAATAAAGGTTTCATTGACATAAGTTAAAAGCGATGCAAGCGAATCCATAAAAGGCTTGATAAACACATCGTAGATCAATGTGGCTACAGGTTTTAATGCTTCGCCTATAGCTTTAAACGCTGCACCTATCTGGTCCCTAAACGCATATATTGCAACGCCTGCTGCTGTGAGCAATATGACCCAGCCTACAGGGCCTGTGAATACACCAGCAATAATTTCGCCTAGTGTTTTAAGCCCAGCGATTACAGGCAACAAAGCAGGCGCAAATCCGGCAATTGTTGCACCTATTTTTAAGCCGCCAAGGGTTATACCCAAAGCTTTAAATGAATATATAATGCTAGCAATACCTGGCGCAACCGCAACAATACCGGCAAAGGCGCCGCCTAGTGCTCCTAGTATCGGCCCAAGGCCAGGAACGTTTTTCAGCAGCCATGTAAAACCTTCGATTACTGGTGTTAGCGCTTGGATTAATTTTGTTAACGCTGGTGCTAATGATTGCCCAAATGTAATCGCCAATATATTTACATTATTCTCAGCCAATTTCGCCTGCTGCGTCGCAGTTCGCAACCGCTCAAAGTATCCTTGTTTAGCTGAGCCGGCATATTCTGACTTGTTGGCAACCATTTCTAATGCTTTTGATAATAGCTCAGTGTTTTCTATCAAAGGCATTAAGCCTTTCGCTTCATCGCCAAATAAATCGGAAACCACAGACAGTTGCAACTCGCGAGGTAAAGCTCGTATTTTTTTGAATATATCTGTAATAGTTCCAATAGCATCTGTTTGCAAGTTCTTGGCTAATGTGGTA